ACCCGTAGCAGCTCCCGCACCCGTAGCAGCTCCCGCACCCGTAGCAGCTCCCGCACCCGTAGCAGCTCCCGCTCCAGTTGCCGTAGCAGCTCCCGTAGCAGCTCCCGCTCCAACCCCCGCCTGGGCAACACCCCCCGCCGTTTAAACCAAAAAAAATTATCCCTCGTCATTAATTGGCGGGGGATAAGGAGTTTCTATGCACGTTGCAAAAAAGACATTGGCGCTAATTGAAGAGACAATGCAAGCCGATCAGGGTGCGTCGTTTCGTGGTTGGTTGGAACAAGTTATTCCGCACGTTGGAGACGCTTATAGTACCGACCAATTTCCATTCCGTAGTCACTTGGGTGCCTCATTAATTGGCGGTGATTGTGCGCGGCAAATATTTTACAGTTTTCATTGGGCCACAAACACAAAGCACGGCGGTCGCATGTTGAGGCTGTTTAACCGTGGTCACCTAGAGGAAGCGCGGTTTATTGCTTTACTTTTGATGATAGGTTGCGAAGTCTACCAGCAAGACGAAAATGGCAACCAATTTAGAGTCAGCGGTGTGGAAGGTCACTTTGGCGGTAGCGGGGACGGTGTTATTGTTAACGTTCCGGACGTGGAACCGGGTGTCCCGTTACTGGGTGAATTTAAAACAAGCGCGGAAAAGAAGTTTCTTGAAATTAAAGCAAAGGGTCTGCGAGTAGTAAAGCCCGAGCACTATGTACAAATGCAAATCTACATGAGTAAAATGGGCTACGCGGGAGCCCTGTACATGATAGTCAATAAAAATACAGACGAAATACATGCTGAAATTGTAACACTGGACACAAACACAGCGAACCATTATTCGCAACGCGCTGAAACTATTGTTTGGGCGCATGAGCCACCCGCTAAAATACACGAGTCCCCCGGTTGGTGGAAATGCAAGTTTTGTGATGAAAGGCCTGTCTGTAAGTTAAACGCCGAGCCCCATAGAAACTGTCGCACTTGTAAGCACTCAATGCCTGCTCCTAATAAAGAATGGGTATGCAACAACCAAATGGACACCCCCGCACTGAGCAAAGATGAACAGCTTGCGGCCTGCATAAATTATGAACGAGGTTTTTAATGGAACTTTATAACGAACTAGGTATTGATGCCGACGCTACTCAACAGGAAATTAAAAAAGCCTATAGAATTAAAGCTAGCGTCTACCACCCCGATAAAAACGACGGTTGTGAAATAGCAGCTGAGCAATTTAAAAAAGTGCAACACGCTTACGAAGTGCTAAGCAACGAAGACAACCGCGCACACTACGACCGAACAGGTAATGTCTGCGACGTAAAAGCAATTTACAATGACGCGCTTGAAATTATTACGTCTGCCATGTTGGCTCTGGTTTCAAATAACAGCTATGAGCGCGACAACTATATTCCGCAAATTGTCAAATTGCTTGAAAATAACTTGCGTAGCAGCCGCGAGAAAATAGAAAAGGTGTCGGCCGATATAGAAAAGTTAAAATATCTTATTGACAACACTGCCGCAAACGAAGCCATTCTCAGGGGTTTGACTCAACAGTTAAATCAAATGGCTGTGGGTAAGGAAGAACCGTCTAAGCTAATTCCCATTCTAGAAAAAGCGCTTGAAATAATGGAAGAGGTATCTTATACGGGTATTGTGCCGACGCGACAAGCGTTTGGGGGTTTTTTCCAACAAGGCGGTAACAACTCTACCGGTGGTCTTAATATTACGTCAAGCGACCTTCATATATGATGGAGCTTCGGCTTTATCAAAGTGAGGGTGTAAAGGCGGTCTGGAAATACTTTGAAGACGGTAATACTGGAAACCCTGTTGTCGCTATGCCTACCGGTACAGGTAAGTCGCTTGTCATTGCAGGGTTTGTGCGTAGCGTTTTCCAGGCTTACCCGAATCAAAGAATTTTAGTTCTTGCGCATGTTAAAGAGCTTATTTCGCAGAACCATGACAAGCTAATTAAATTGTGGCCAACTGCACCCGCTGGCATTTATAGCTCGGGGTTGAAGCGAAAAGAGCTTTGGGCAAATGTAACGTTCGGGGGTATTGGTTCTGTTCGCGGCCAAGCCCTTGCATTTGGCCACATTGACCTTATTGTTATCGACGAAGCGCACACGGTCAACCCTAAAGAAAGCACCATGTATCGGAAGCTCATTGCTGAGCTTTTGACAATCAACCCTTGTTTGAAAGTTATTGGTTTGACAGCGACGCCGTACCGGTTGGGTCAAGGTCACATAATTGAAGAGGGTGGCATTTTTACCGACATTTGCTACGACCTCACAACCCTGAAAGAATTTAACAAACTGATTGCAGACGGTTACCTTTGTCCCTTGGTTCCAAAGAAAACAAAATTGGGACTTGACATTACCGGTGTCCATAAAAGGGGCGGTGAGTTTATACCAAAAGAGCTTCAGCTTGCTGTTGATAAATATGACGTGACGTGTGCGGCTGTCCGCGAAGCAATTGAGGAAGGTGGTGAGCGTAAAAGCTGGCTTGTGTTTACTGCCGGGGTAGAACACGCAATCCACACCGCTGAAATTTTAAACGAGTTTGGCATAAGTGCGGTCGCTGTTCACAGCGGAAATAAAAAGTATAAAATGTCCAATGGGGAAAGGGACACCAACATTGCAAAGTTCAAAGCAGGGGAAGTCACCGCACTGGTAAACAGCGACATTCTTACCACGGGTTTTGACCACCCGCCCATTGACTTAATTTTATGTCTGCGACCAACCAGCTCACCGGGCTTATGGGTGCAAATGCTTGGACGCGGGACGCGCCCTGTTTACGCTGAGGGTTACAACCTGGAAGACCATGAAAGCCGTTTGGCAGCAATTGAAACGGGGGGGAAGCTCAACTGTTTAGTTTTAGACTTTGGTGGCAACACGCAAAGGCTCGGGCCCATTAACGACCCCGTGTTACCGCTTAAAAAGGGTAAGAAGCGACCGGGTAATGCACCCGTCAAGCTTTGTGAAAATATTACGGTGGATAATAAAGTGTGCAATACATGGGTTCACGCCAGTGTTAGGTTGTGTCCCAATTGCGCGGGTGAGTTTATGTTTTCCACAAAGCTGCTTCAGGAAGCAGGCACAACTGATCTCATAAAGCAGGACTTGCCCATCACTGAGGAATTTAAGGTTGACCACATTACCTATTCCCAGCACCATAAAAAGGGTGCCCCAACGTCCATGAAGGTTGGGTACTATTGCGGCCTCACGCGGGTGTTTGAATACGTTTGCATTGGACACACGGGGCCAGCGCGACAACGTGCGGTTGACTGGTGGCGTGAGCGCGGGGAAACACCCGTCCCGGAAACAGTGGAAGAAGCTATAAGCAGGTCAAACGTCTTACGCACCTCTACTCACATTAGGGTGTGGGTAAATAAGCGTTACCCCGAAATCACTGCGCACTGTTTAGACGGCTCGGGCTTTGGTAGGGGGCTACCCGGTGCAACACCCCCACCCCCGGCAAAGTTAGCCGCAGCTTCGGGAATTGCAAAGTTTGCGCAAATAAAAAGACTTATTAGTTAAAATAGACTTGTTTTTTACATCCATTCCAGTATTATGTGTACATGGGTTGCAACAAAGCAGCTTTAAACCACAAAGGACAATACAATGAAAACGTATAGCAGCAAGTCAAACGCCAAACGAGCAGCACTAAAAAACACAGAAAACCCCATCTTGGTTGAACTGTCCAAAGGGCAATGGTACGGTTTTTCAGACACAAATGAAAAGTTGATTTGGCAGTGCTACGGTGCAATCAACTGCCCTACTTGTAACATCCATTTGGAGAACGGTGTTACCACTTATGACGATAACAAAGATAACGGCGGTGAAGCACTTACACATGAATTCTGGTGCTTGGGTTGCGACCACGGTTTTGGTGAAGAGATTGAAGCAGCTACCCCAACCGTTCACACTGGCACTGGTTTAAAAATAGAAAAGAACAGGGAAGAGCGTAACGGTGTTAAGCGCCCATCAATTGGCGGTAAGTGTAGAATTGTATGGGACTACTGTGACACATACATGAAAGAGCATAACACCTCACCTATGCCCAAGCACATGAAGGAAACCGCATTGTTGCAAGGCTGGAACGAAAACAACGCAATCCTTGAAATGTACCAGTGGCGCAAATTCAACGGGCTCACAAAGAAAAGCAAGACTAGCTAATAGTCTTACCCGCCAACGAAATAGCGGGGTGCATGACACCCCGCACCGAGGTCACATGAATATTTTAATTAATTTGGACACAATGAGCGTATTACACAAGCACCCTGACGGGGGTACGCTTTGCAATATAGCTTGGATTGAGTGTCAGCTTGCTGCTTATGCTGTTGTCAATTGTGACGATTCTAGTTTTTTGCGACACTTTACCGACACAGAGCTGAAGCTTTTATACCGCTCAACAACTGGGGAGAATGGAACAGTAACTTTCAGCCGTTCCCAATTAATGCAAATAATAGTGGACTTGTGTTTTCGGTTACCACAAACAAACGCGCTCGCTTGGGAAGCTGACATGCAAGCCAAAAAAGTACCCGAGGGCAGCACAAAAAAGTGGCTTTATGTTAAGGGGGCAACCCTTCCCGGTATTAAAAGTGACCTTTTTGAACACGCTGTCAAAACCGCTAAGCGTTCACCAGACAACGAGCGTTTAGCGGTTGAGGGTAAGCTGCCCGCATTGAAGCAAACCGTAACCCCGCGCAGTACACCGACACCAACACCTGGAGCTAAGGTCGCTCCCCGTGCGGAACCTAGCGTAAAACGGGGCACAGCGAAGATTATTATTTGGCGGGTCGCGGATGACGCTTGGGAAGCTGCTGGTAAACCCACCGACAAAAAAGAAGTCCTTGCTCTTCGTAGGCAGATTATGGACACCCTGGAAGCTACTGAAAATGTCAAACGTACCAGCGCCAGCTCGGAGCTAGGTAATTGGCATAAAACGCGAGCGCCTTTTTAGAGCTTGTATTATCAAGTGAAGTTTGTTAAATTGCAAATCCGTTCATAGAAACGCAAATGATAGATCAACTTTTATTTTACTAGGAGAAAACCAATGCCCGAAGATACCGTAGCAACCACCGAAGACCCCGTAGCGACTGCCAATGCTGCACTCACCCAAGCAACTGACACTGTTGATAACCTGACCGCTGAAATTGCTTCTTTGGAAGGTGCAGAAACCGTTGACAAAGATGCAGTTAAGGCCGCTAAAGCGAAGCTGAAAGTTGCCAAGCCTGTTGTCACCCGTGCAAAAGCAGCACTGAAGAAACAAGAAGCTCTTATTGAGCGTGAGGCTGAAAAGTCAGCTAAAGCTAAAGCTAAAGCGGACAAGAAAGCTAATGACGAAGCAGCGAAAGCTGAGAAGAAGGCTAAAGCTGAAGCTGACAAGAAAGCTAAAGCCAAAGCTAAAGAAGATGCGCGTATGCCAATACAGAATGATATTCGCAGACCTAAGCCTGATACCAAGTGCGGTCAGGTTTGGGCTTTAGCTGATGCACTTACTGAAGAGTATGGCCAACCAACTCCTATTAAGGAATTACTGGTTGCCGTTGCTAAAGCTGATTTGAACGAAGGTAATGCCAAGGCTGAGTATGCTCGCTGGCGCAAATTTCACGGCATTACCGGTCGCGTTACTTTAGCGGCAAGCGGTGAAGGCGAAACTGAAGGCGCTGAGACTGAAGCTGCTTAAGTTAAGGTCACCCACCCTTTGCCCCCAACACCCTTTCCCGGTTAGCGTTGGGGGCAATTTTTTTAATTACTCCCCGAGGTGAACATGAACCAACAACCAATTGAAAAGAAGATTATTTTTAAAACGGGTCAACCTAGCAAAGAAGACTTGCTTGACGTCGCTGACATTTTTCTTACAATTCAAGGTGAAGGGCCGTTTACAGGCAGACGCGCTATTTTTATTCGTCTTGCTGGTTGCAACTTGCAATGCCCCGCTTGCGACACCGACTACACCTCAGACCGCGAAGACCTCACCATTGACAACATTGTCGACCGCGTTATTGCACTCACCCCGTTAAGTTTAGTCCCCGGACTTGTGGTTATTACAGGGGGTGAGCCCTTTCGCCAAAACATTAGCTTGCTATCCAACTGGCTCATTGAGCTTGGTTACACAGTACAAATTGAAACAAATGGCACCTTGGCCCCTTCTCCCGGTTTGAGCGAAAGCGTTGTTATTGTTTGCAGCCCCAAGACCGGAAAAATGAACCCCGAAATACGGGAACGCGCCGATTGCTTTAAATACGTCATGCACAGCGAAAGCGTAAGTCATATTGACGGTTTACCATTGCTAGCACTTGACCACACTGCAAAGCCTGAGGTTGCGCGACCACCAAACAATGGCAAGCCAGTTTATTTACAACCTATGGACTCACTTGACATACAGCAAAATTACAAAAACCAAGAAGCGGTTTTGTTGAGCTGTATGGGGTACGGACATATTTTGCAATTACAACTTCACAAAATTATCGGAGTAGACTAATGGATCAATTGATTAATACGCTGCCAGACACCCCTAACAGTTCGACCGCCCTTGTTGTTTTTAGTGGCGGACAAGACAGTACGACGTGTCTTGGGTGGGCCCGAAAATGTTTCCGTCGTGTTTATGCTATTGGTTTTGACTACGGGCAGAAGCACAGTATTGAGCTGACCCAAGCTAAGCTCATTGCGGATATAATGGGCGTCCCTTTTGAAATAGTTAAGATTAGCGCGTTGTCACAGTTTAACGATAGCGCTCTTATTGGCGAAGGTGACGTTAATGTGCCGCACCACAGAAACCCCGATTTACCCGCGTCCTTTGTTCCAAACCGCAACGCGCTATTTCTAACCCTGGCCCATGCTTACGCTCAAAAAATAGGGGCCTCGCATGTTGTTACCGGTGTTTGCCAAACCGACTTTAGTGGCTATCCCGACTGTCGCGAAGGTTTTATTCAGGGTTTAGAAAAAACATTAAACGAAGGTTATTTGACCAACATTCGTTTTGAAACACCGATAATGCACATTAATAAAGCCCAAACCTTTGCGCTTGCGGATGCTTGCGGTGTGTTGGGTTTGGTGCTTGCTGAAAGTCACACCTGTTACTATGGGGAGCGCACCCCTCACCCTTGGGGTCATGGTTGTGGGGTGTGTCCCGCTTGCGTTTTACGCGCTCAGGGTTACGAACAATATCTAGCCAATTATGGACATTCTTAGTCACGCGATTGCTGGTGCTTGCACTGGGGCGGCGTTCGGTCGTCCTGGGTTAGGTGCTGCAATTGCAGTTCTTCCCGATATTCCGCTAGTGGGAAAGCGTAGGGATAAACCCCCGGTGATTTATGTTGTACTACACAGCTTACCTTTCGTTGTTGTTGCGTCGCTTGTGGGGTCGTTGTGGGGCTTTGGTGTCCTGTGTTTTTTCTGCTTATTAAGTCACATTATTCTTGATCTTCCTACCCATGGAAAACGCTGGGCGCCCACATTACTTTGGCCGTGGAAAAGAAAGTTAATATATTGGGAAGAATGGGAATTTTTTAATAAGCCTTGGATGTGGGGTTTATTGCTAACTGTTTTATGGAGTAACCTATGGATTCAGTTTTGGTAACAATAAAACATTGGGTTCCGATTATTACTTATTGCCCCGTCAATAATTTACCTGATTTGATTTATGTCAGTATTACATTTCAAGATAAATTTGTTGAGCTTTACGAAGCTCGCAAGGTCTTAAGAAAAATTGCTAGTGGTAAGAAACTCTTTATGGAGGATATTGCAAAGCTTGTTGCCGATGAGTTTCCTGACGCCCAAGAAGTAGCGGTTAGACTGTTATTTAATAGACACATTGTTAAAGTAAAAAAGAGGAGAATTTGAAAATGTACCGAGTTAAACGGTTCCACGATATTTGTGCAGGTCACCGGGTCGTTGGGCATGAGGGTAAGTGTAAGTATTTACATGGCCACAATTACCGGGTTCATTTTAGCTGTGTTGCAGACACCAGCAAGCAATCTGCTGAACTAGGGTTACCCAAAAAGCATATTGAGCTTGACGACCTTGGGCGCGTTATTGACTTTGGTGTTATTAAAGAGAAGCTTTGTATGTGGTTAGAGGATAATTGGGATCACAAGTTTATTGCTTGGGAGCATGACGAAGCTATTCGGCACATGGCAATGGAGAGTATTGATGATATGTTAGACTCGTTTGTATATGTACCCTTTAACCCAACGGCAGAAAATATGGCTGCTTACCTTGTGGAAGTAATTGGCCCCATGCAGTTGGAAGGGACGGGTGTTGTGCTTGAGGAAGTTAAAATTGAAGAGACATACAAATGCCACGTTTCATACACCAAGGAAGGGGAGTAATTTTGAGCAAGTTACGCATGACGCATCATAACATCGAGTATTGTTGCCTTGCTTTAGGTAAAAAATTAGCTGGCTACAATTACCTTGACGCTACGAAGCCCGGTAAAGTTTTCCCCATACCTCGCGGGGGTGTCCCCGCTGCTTATGCACTGGCAAGCCACTTTAATGTGGAAGTTGTTGACGACCCGAATGTGGCTGATTTCTTTTTCGACGACATTATTGACAGTGGCGCAACAATGGCAAAATGGTGTGACCAGTTCCCCTCGAAACCGTTTTTCGCTTTAGTGGATAAAACAGACCCTTTGTGCCCCTACCTTGACAACTGGGTTGTTTTTCCATGGGAAGGTGACGCTGAAAGCAGTATTACCAACAACGTTACACGTCTTATTCAATTTATTGGTGAGGACGCTTCGCGTGAGGGTTTGCGAGAAACGCCAGCGCGGGTTGCTAAAGCTCTAACTGAATGGTTTAGCGGTTACGATAAAAACCCTGCGGACGTAATGAAGGTGTTCGAAGACGGTGCTGAAAATTATGATCAGATGATTGTGGTTAAAGATATTCCAATCTACAGTAAGTGCGAACACCACATGGCCGACATATTTGGTACGGTCACCATCGCGTACATCCCTGATGGCAAGATTGTCGGGTTGTCAAAGCTGTCCCGTCTTGCTGATATGTATGCGCGACGTTTGCAGGTACAGGAGCGCCTTACCAATCAGATAGCCAGTGCTCTACATGAGCACTTAAAGCCTAAGGGCGTAGGTGTTATTATTAAGGCGCGTCATATGTGTATGGAATCCCGTGGTATTTGTCAGCAGGGGCACAGCACAGTGACCACAGGTTTGAGAGGTGCCTTTCTTGCGGAAGCTGAAACCCGCGCTGAATTTATGTCCTTGGCGAGGTAATATGCACATCTACATGGCTGCTCTGTACTCAAACACATACAGGCACGGAAGCCGGTATGCAAAGCTAAACGACCGGGAAAAATATGTGGTGGACCACCTGCCCCACATACTAGAGTCATACCACTATATTCACAAAGATAGTTATGTCCAAACCATACGGGAAAAGGAAGACCGTATTTTTCTTGACTCCGGTGCATTCTCCGCTTTCACACTGGGGGTGGATATTGACTTGCCAGGATACTGTAATTATATCCAAACGAACGCGGATATAATTAAAGTTGAAGATGGTATTGTGCTGGCGTCCGTGCTTGATGGTATTGGTGACCCACAAGAAACGTACGAAAACCAGTTAGCCATGGAGGCCCTGGGTGTGCGCCCGCTACCCTGTTTCCACGCCGGTGAGGATGAACGTTACCTCGAGTGGTATGTAAAAAACTACGATTATATTACGTTGGGCGGTATGGTAGGCGCCAGTACGAAGCAGCTAATGATATGGCTTGACCGCATGTGGGACAAGTACCTCACGGACGGTAGCGGAAACCCGCGCTTAAAGGTTCACGGGTTTGGTATTACCTCAATCCCAATCATGGATCAATACCCTTGGTGGAGCTGTGACTCGTCCAGTTGGATTCAGAGCGCGGCGTTCGGTTCCGTTATTACCCCAGACCATGGCGCACTTTCTGTTTCAGCAAAGTCCCCAAGCAGGCACGACGCGGGACAGCATGTAAGCACCTTAACCAGCATGGAAAACCAGAAAGTATGTAATATGTTCCACGCGCAGGGTTTTGACTACGACCGACTTTCCACGGTGTACGAGTCCCGCGCTGCCTATAACTTGTGGTCATTTACGCAAATTAACACAGTAATGAACGCAAGCGAACAGCCCACCTTTCAATCAATAACACAGGAGCTTTTTTAATGTTTTGTCGAATGACTAAAACACAACGGGACGCTTTGCTGGCTGTAATAAACGCCACTGTCCAAGCAGACAACCCTTCTGCAACCTGTGTTGAATATGAAAAAGCCGAAGACGCGGAAGAAGCTTTTCACGCTGCTTTCAAAAACGAATGCAACATGGACGACTAATAATGCTAGATGAATTAAAATTTGTGAAAGGTGCTATTGGTAAAAAAGACCTGATACCTTACCTCACGCACTTTAAAATTGAAGACGGTACAATTAGAAGCTTCAACGGTGTGTTAGCACTATCCAGCCCTATTGACTTTGACATTAACTGTGTTCCTAAAGCGGAACCATTTATTAAAGCTATTCAAAATTGTAAAGAAACCGCCGCGCTGCACATGACACCAGCCAAGCGTCTTGGTGTTAGCTCGGGTGCGTTTAAAGCTTTTATTGACTGCGTAGACGAAGAAACGCCACACGTTGTACCAGAAGGTGAAACGTTTGAAATAGACGGAGAAGCGCTATTAAAGGCTGTTAAAACAATTGCCCCTTTTGTTGGGGAAGATGCTTCGCGACCTTGGTCTAACGGAATTTTAATAAATGGTCAAAGTGCTTACGCCACGAATAATGTGATGGTTGTTGAGTATTGGGTGGGTAGTTTATTCCCCATTGTTTGCAACCTGCCAAAAGCAGCAATCCGTGAAATGCTAAGAATTAATGAACCCCCAATTATCGCACAAGCCACGGCGGAAAGTTTAACGTTCCATTACAGCGGTGAGCGCTGGTTACGCACCGCGCTACTGAAAACAGATTGGCCGGACTTGGCTAAAGTACTTGACGTTGAATGCAACCCTGAGCCTATTGACGACCGGTTATATGAAGCCCTGGAAACTATAAAACCCTTCCTTGACAAATGGGGTCGCGTTTTTATTGGTGACGGTTTAATACAGACCACAATTGCAGAAGGTGAAGGCGCATGGTATGAAGTACCCGACTATCAGTATGAAGGTGTTTACCAATTGCAAATGTTAGCCCTGCTTGAAAATGTTGCGCATAGTATAGACTTTACTTCCTACCCTAAACCGTGTATTTTTTACGGGGAAAACTTGCGCGGTGCAATTGTAGGAATGAGATGAGGCTAGACTCACGGGGTTTGTTTTGGGAAGATACCGACGGTAAAACCCTGAAAAAAGAAACACTTTTAGATGAACAAGACTGGGTGCAAGTGTTTCCCGGGTTTTGGGCTGAAGAGTGGCGCGTTGAGTCAGGTGAAGAAGTAAAGTCCATTTGCTTAAGCTTGGACAAAGCTTACGCAATCGCTCGAGCTGCCAAGCTAAACACAAAACGTAATCCCCCTGAGCCGGTTTGGCTTGCGCCAGATTACCTGCCTGGGTTGGAAGAAGCGCGTCAATTTAATGTTCCCTTAATGACGGACGAAACTTTAATTGAACTGGCGCAAGAGTCACTGGCTACCGGTAAACGCCACCGCTTTATCTACGATATTGAGTGCTATGGCAATTATTTTCTTATTGCAATGGTGTCCACAACATTGGGTCAAGTTACATACTTGGAGCTGAGTGATGACAGTTCGTTAAACTGCGACAAGCTACAGTGGATATTTGACAAGTTTTGTTTAATTGGCTTCTACTCAAACAATTACGACCTTTATATTGCTTCGCTGGCGCGAGCAGGGTGCTCCACCGCCACAATGAAAGCAGCTACCAGCGCAATTATCGAAGAACAGATTCGCGGTTACCTAGTTTTAAGACAGCAGAAAGTTAAAGTACTTAAGACTGACCACATGGATATCATTGAAGTCGCACCACTTTCCGCAAGTTTGAAAATTTACGGGGGCAGAATGCACACAAGTCGTATGCAGGACTTACCCTTTCACCCAGATTCCGTGCTCACGGAGCCCCAGAGGTGTATTACGCGCTATTACTGTGTAAACGACTTGCGTTGTACCCTGGAGCTATACAACGCGCTTAAACCGCAGCTAGCGCTGAGAGAGCAAATGAGCCAGCAATACGCAATTGACTTACGTTCCAAGTCGGACGCGCAGATTGCTGAAGCGGTTATTGGTGACGGCATACAAAAGCTCAACCGGTGC